GCAAGCCCCGACCAATGCCGCTGTTGTAAGCATCAAGTTCTACAACGACGACTTTGATTCGGGTACGACAAACACTTGGAATGTCGGCCTTAACACCGCCGATGGAGACGTAACTGCCAAGGATGCAGACTGCTATGCCAGCGCAATTACAGACCTTCGGGCTGCTGTGTTGACAGGTACAGAAGTTGCGTTCGAGGCTCGCAATGTGAACCTCATGGGCCAGCAGGTCTTTGAGGATGCTGGCGACAGCACCGACCCAGGTGGCTACTACCTGATTGGTCTGGCGTTCCCGGCAGCAGGTGACACGGCTGGCGATTTGAGCTGGCTCATCACCTACATTCTCGACTGAGTATCGGGGGGGCTTCGGCCCCCCCTCTTTCTTTTTGAGGATTCTGCATGACATCGAATGTGGACATCGTAAACAGTGCGCTAAACATGGTCGGTAGCTCGATCATCACGTCGCTGACCGAGGACTCTAAGGCCGCGCGTGTCTGCAATCAGCGCTACACGTTCATCCGCGATGCCGTGTTCCGCGCGCATCCCTGGAATTGCCTGATCCGCAGGGTCAAGTTGGGGCAGGATGCTACCGCTCCCGTGTACAAGTTCGCCTACCGATATAGCTTGCCCTCCGACCCTTACTGCCTGCGCGTTCTCACGATCTCGGATGATGGAGACGACGAGCGGCGAGACATCGAGTTCAAGGTCGAGGGCAATCGCTACCTGCTGACGGATGAGGGGACGGTTTACATTCAGTACGTCGCTCGCGATGAAGACCCCAACATGTACGATTTCCTACTGATCGAAGCTCTGGCTGCGCGCCTGGCGTCAGACATCGCCTACCCGCTGGTTGGGTCAAGCACCCTCAGCACCAACATGTTCGCGATGTACGAGATCAAGCTCAAGGAAGCGCGGTTTGCGGACGCCCAGGAGGGCTATCCAGACGCGATCGTTGCAGACACATTTATTGAAGCGCGATTCTAAATGGCGCAGGCGTCTCCTGCATTCACCGCTTTCACGGCTGGTGAGTTCTCTCCGCGTCTTCATGGCAGAACCGACCTGGCGAAGTATGGTTCTGCTGCGGAAGAGATAGAAAACTTCATCGTCCATCCCCACGGCGGTCTGACCCGGCGACCTGGCACCGAGTATATCGGGGAGATTAAAAACTCATCGGCGCAGAGCAGACTCATACCCTTCGAGTTCTCTACCACCCAGGCGTACATCCTTGAATTCGGCAATTTATATATGCGCGTCTACAAGGATGGCGGCAGGGTCGTTGAGGGCAACAAGACGATTACTGCAATTACAAAGGCAAACCCAGCAGTCGTGACCGCGACCTCACACGGCTACGACGATGATGAGCATGTTGTCATCAGCTCAGTCGCAGGCATGACGCAGGTGAATGCACGCACTTTCAAGATCGACAACAAGACGACAAATACGTTCGAGCTTGCCGGAATTGATAGCAGAGATTACTCGACCTACACCTCCGGCGGCGTGGCGAATGTCGTCTATGAAATCGCGACGCCTTACACGACCGCGCAGCTTCGAGCCTTGAAGTTCGCGCAGTCAGCGGACGTTATGTACATCTGCCACCCAAGCGTCAGCACGCGGTCGCTGACCAGGACGGATCACGATGCCTGGACGTTAAGCGAAGTGGATTTCGTCAACGGCCCGTTCCTCGACGCTAACGTCACGACGACAACGATTACGCCCAACGCCCGATCTGGCAGCGGTGCAACGCTGACTGCTTCCGCAAGTCTGTTCGCCTCGACCGATGTCGGACGGCTCGTGAAGATATTCAACGGCTATTTTGAGATCACCGCCTTCAGCTCGGCGACAGTGGTCACTGCGACCGTGGGCACGATGCCGGACGGCACTGCAGAGATCCTGCCAAGTTATACGGCGACGACGATCAGTTTTACGGAAGGCGATCCTGACTCGACAGGCCTGGAACACAACGATCGTTTGACAGACACCGGGAGGAACTTCATCGACGAAGGCTTCACCGCCAACATGGTCGTCACCATCACGGGAAGCACCTCGAACAATAAGGCAGTGAAGATCGTCCAGGTGACTGACGATACGATGCTTCTCAAGCCTGCCGATGATCTGGTGACAGAGGCTGCAGGCGACACGGTCACGATCGTGGGAACGCTCGGCGCGACAACGGATTGGGCGCTGGGTCACTGGTCAACGACGACCGGCTTCCCTGGCGCTGTATCATTCTATGAAGAGCGTCTGGTCTTTGCCGGTTCTACGGATTACCCGCAGACGCTGTGGTTCTCCAGCTCCGGCGATTATGAAAACTTCACCGGCTCAGAGGTCGATGGTTCGGTCATCGATACGAACGCGCTGACGTACACAATCGCTTCCAATCAGGTAAATGCTATTCGCTACCTGTCAGCGACGAGATCGCTTCTTGTAGGCACGGTCGGCGGCGAATTCGCGGTGAGGGCTTCCGGTGCGGACAGTCCGCTGACACCGACGAACGCACAGATCAAAAGGCAATGCAGTTATGGCTCGGCAGATGTCAGACCGGAAACGGTGGCAAACGTCACGCTGTTCCTGCATCGCAATTCGAGAAAGGTGCAGGAGCTCGTATTCGATTTCGATAGCGACTCTTATAAAGCGCCTGACCTGACGATCCTGTCGGAGCATGTCACCGAGAGCGGCATCGTCGAGATGGCCTACATGAAAGAGCCGGACTCAATCCTCTGGTGCGTTCGTGACGATGGTGTCCTGGCGGCGATGACGTACCGCCGCGACGAAGATGTCGTCGCCTGGCACCGGCACAAGATCGCGGGGAAGTTTACGAAATCGGCGGTTGATTATACTTACGGTCATGTTGAATCGATCGCGTCGATCCCCGGCACCGCGAGTGAGGATGAGCTCTGGGTCATAGTCGCGCGGACTGTAGATGTACCGTTGCTTCTCAGCGCAGGCGCGGACACGACAAACAATCGGATCAATGCAACCAATCATGGCTTATCGACAGGCACCGCCATCACGTTCGATACCAACGGCGTCGTGCCCACGGGCGCGCAGGCTGGAGATGACACCAATATCTTCAAGGCCGATGGCGCGACGGTCTATTTCGCGCGCAACGTATCGACCAATGTCTTTTCAATATTCATTGATTCTGCTGGTGCGTCTGCAGATACAGATGCGAAGAAGATAGCTTTCTCAGACGCTGGCACTGGCACCATGACGGTCTATGCATCAACTAGGACGACCGCGACCAAGAGATACGTCGAGCGGTTCAAGCTGTTTGATTTCGGCACCGATGTCGCTGATGCGTTCTATGTTGATAGCGGCCTCACATACTCAGGCACCGCTGCCTCGACACTGACAGGCGTCGAGCATTTGCGAGGTTTCGACGTTGAAGTCCTGGCAAACGGCGCGACACATCCAACGCGGCACCCTGCTGCAGACCCATCTCAGATTGTGCTGGAACGGACGACGACATCGGCGCACGTCGGCCTGCCGTTCACATCTCACCTGCTGACACTGCGGGTGGATGCTGGATCACAGGAAGGCACCAGCCAGGGAAAGACTAAACGCATTTCAGACGTGTCTGTCCGCCTGTATCGAACAGTTGGCTTGCTCGTCGGCGAAAGCTCCACGGTCAATGACCGCGTTCCGTTCAGAGATTCATCCATGGCGATGGATACGGCGGTGCCGTTGTTCACCGGAGATAAAGATATCGAGTTCGACGGTGGCTACGGACATGAGGGTCAGATCTACATAGCGCAGAACCAGGCGTTGCCGATGACGATCATCGGCGTCTATCCGAGACTGCAGACCTTCGATCGTTGAACCTCAAACAGTTCGAGGTCAGGCATGCCGAGGAGGAGATGGCCGGTGAGGAGCCGGTGCCAGGCTTCTATCTACATATGGCGCAGATGCGCGTTCAAGGAATGAGCTGGAGCGCTGAGGTCGATGGCAGGATCGTCGCCAGCGCTGGTCTGGTCCCGTTGTGGAAGGGAGTGGCCGAGGCCTGGATGATTTCTTCCGACGATGTCGGGCGGCATCAGATCAAGGTCGCTCGGCAAATACGCACAATGTTTGATGACGTGATGTGGCAGCGCGGGATTTACCGCGCGCAGGCGAACATCCATCACAAGTTTGAGAAAGCGATACGCCTGGCCGAATGGCTGGGCTTCGAGCGCGAGGGCCTCATGCGTCGTTTCGGCGTTGAGGGTGCCGATTATTTTAGATACGCGAAGGTTTTGGATGCCAGCCATTAAACTCGTACTAGCAGGCGTAGCTGCAGCAACAGCCGTCGTGGGCGGCGTTATGGCATCGCGGTCATATCGCCAAGCGGCCAAAACCGAAGAGCAGGTCGGCACCTATAACCAGACGCTCGCTGAGCGTGATGCGAAGATTAAAGAGCAGCAGGCGCGTGAGATCGGTCAGATCAATCTGCTCGATCGTCAAGATGACGCGCAAGAATTTGCAGACCTGCAGGCAGGGACGGAGCTCGCGCTACAGCACAACGGATGGATGCTGGAGGGCTCAGCCGCCCTGCAGCTCGCGTATAATGCTGACGAGTTTGAGGACCAGCAGCGCCGCAATGATTACGCCATGCGAGTAAGCGCAGATGCTCAGCGTGAGGGAGCGGTTCAAGATCGACTGAGGGGTAACCTTGAACAATTGAGCGGTGCATCGCGAGGTGCAGCACTTCGCACTCAGGCCACGCAGAGTCTGCTCGGCGGCGCGAGCAAAGCTGCCTCTATATTTATGAGGGCTTAGCCGATGGAGGTTCCGAAATATCGAGCAACGGCCAAGCGCGTGGTGGGTGTGCCGGGTCAGCAAATGACCGTGAAAGCTCCTGCTGGCGTCTTCTCGGCACCGGCACGGGCAGAAGCTGCAGCGTGGGAAGACCTGAGTAACAAGGCTGCACAGTGGGGTCAGGTTGCGTACACGCTCCACCGCAACGGCGTGATTGCTGGGGCGAAATCGAAAAATGAAGCTAAGATCGATGACGTATTTACGGAGGCGCAGCGTCGGCCTGTTAACGATCCCAAATACATGGACAAAGGCGGCATTCTCGGCTGGTTCGATGAGCAGATAAGCAATTACGGCAAGACTGTCGGCAATGACATCTTCGACCCTCTCACCAGAACTCAAGTGCAATCGAATTATGCCGCACACTTGGCTGATAAACGGCGCACCCTCAGCACGTTCTACGCCGGTCGCCTGACGAATGAAGCTGCGGCAGATATAGCCGCTGGCACAGAAGAAGCTATTACGGCTGCAGCAAATGCATTGCCGCCTGATTGGAATGGCGACACAAACACGCTGCCTCTCAATGTTATCTCAAATATTAACGCAATAAACGCGTTACAGGACACTGGGGCGAAGACCAACGTTATTGATTTCACGGCAGCGCAGAAGACGAAGCTAACCGCGCAGAGCAGGATAGCATTGAGCGCTGTCAATCAGCGGAACCTGATGGCTCGAACGGCAGATCAGGTGGAGGAGTTGCTGACGCAGGTTGAAGACCCCAACAACTACAGGTGGCTCAAGGTCAAAGATCGCGACCGCCTGAGAGGACAACTGGATAGAAAGAAGTACCGCCTTCTGCGAGACGAGCAGGCCCAGGAAACGGCAGACCGAGCCGAGCGCGCGCGGCAGTTGAAGGCGGATCAGGCGGAGAGCCACAACATACTATTGCTGAGAGCTGCGGACGGTGATTTGAGTCTTGAAGACGTGCGTGAAGTTGTCGATTCAAAACCCAACTCGCAAGGTTTGGCACCAGCAGCGACAGCCGCTCTGACCGTTATGGCGTTGAAGGCGGGGCCGCTGGAAAGCGATGGAATCTTCAAGAGCGCTCTGTATATGGATCTCGTGACGACTGCTTCCGCTTCTGAAGTAGCTCCGCAAACCAAAGCCCATGTGATTGATGGGCTGCTTGATAAAGCTCATAAGACGGTCGGGCGTGGCCGGGAGTCCTTGCTGACGCATAGTGATTATGTGGCCTTTGCTAAGTACGCGAAGCAGATACGCAGTGAAGAGAGAGATAGTGGCGAAGTGGCACGCTATCTGGGTTATGCCAGATCGGCAGCAGGCGAAACGCCTGATGGAATAGAGGAGAACAAGGTGCCACAGGTTGCGGAAGCGACTCGTATTTACTGGCAAAGTATCTCCGCAGGCTCAACTCCAACAACGGCGTTTAATGACGTTGTCAATAGCGTTCTAAACATTGACGACCCGCCACAGTTCCACCCGGCATACCTGCCTCGCAGCATCCCTGACACGGAATTCCCACGAGATGCGAGTACCTGGACACAAGATACTGTGACGGCAGCTAAAAATTGGGCGAAGGAAAATAGAGCTCGGCTGGGCCTCACAAAATTTCGGGCACTGTCGAAGAGCATCGAAGAGATTAGTGAATCAGTTCTGGGCCGTCAGCAAGACCGACTAGAAAACCTTAAAGTTACCACGCCGGGATCTTAAAAAATGACCGACGTATCAGACGCATCAATTGTTGTCGGCGACCTTCCCGATCCCGATCTGCCCAAGATCGATCTGCCTCAGATTGCAGAACCTGTTTATGAGCAGGAAGCGGGTGAGCCGCTGCGGATGACGCTGACAGAGGGTGTGGTCGAGGAGACAGAGCTTGAGCCCGTCGAGGAGACAGAGCTTGAGCCGGTCGAACCAATCTCCCTTCCGCCAGACGAGTATGAAGATCAGGATTGGGTGCGCTCGTATCACGGTAAAAGGATGGACAACCGTCGTGTGTTGACTAGTCCTGACGCTCAGGATTTCGAGAACCAGGGCATCGATCCACGCAACCTTCTCGATGACGATGCGTTCGATGGTGCCGTCAAATTCTACGATCGTGTGATGGAGCCCTACGCCGAAGTCGGTCGTACCATCCTCGATGTAAATCAGGAGACGGGACGCGCCCTGTGGTCAGGAATACACAGCGCAGCGCAGGGTTTTCTGGATATCACCCATGAGATGAGTGAACTCTTGTATGACATTCCTGGCACGACTCCTAATATTCTCCGACAGTTCGGCGTCGATCCCGTTGTCATCTGGGATGATCAGGGACTGCGTCTGACCGATGAGCGCCCTGACAATTACGAGGCGTACACTCTGCCGAAGTTCTTCACTGATCCGCAGACAATGGTCGGGCAGATCGGCGCTGATCTCACGCACTTCGTGGCGGCGATGGGAGCATTCAGTCTTGGCACGCTCGGGACCATACCATACGGCACCGCTCGCTTCATGGCATTGGGCGGAATCGCTGATGCGCTGTTTGATCCCGAAGAAGGAAACTTCTCGACAATGCTCATGGAGCTGGGTGTCGAACCAGATGCCGTGCTTTTATATCTCGGCACGCCGGTCGGTGAAGATGCGGACGCAGCGGAGCGTCTGGGGCAGCGGATCAAGAATGCGTTCGAGGGTGCTGCAATCGGCCTGCCCTTCGATCTTGCCGTGCCTTTTTTCAAAGCCTTCCAGGCGCTCAAGGGCAATCCTGACAACCGGCAACGGGCAATCGACCATCTGTCGAGAAAGCTCGGTTTACCGACTGAAGCAGCGCCTACGTCTGCTGATCTTGATGT